TCTATCATTTTACCTACAGTTTTTGCTTTAACTCTACGGTTACCATTAATATCTGTTGAATCTTCTGAGTGAGTTAAGAAATATATAGTAAGGTCATCTCTCATATCTTTAGGCATCTTTGCTATTTGTGCAAGATTAGCCGCTATTTGAGTGAACTTTTCATAACCTTTCTCATTTGCTCTATCAAAATATTCAAAAGAGCTCATATATTGCCAATCATCAACAACTAATGTTTTGATGTGTGGCATATTATCATTTACGTGTTTCATTGCTTTACCTATTCCAGCAGCAGATGAAACAGCTACAAGATTACCTTTTGGGTTATCTTTATTCATTACAGTATACTTGCTTTTCCAGCCCTTAAAAGGTAAAGGCTTATTAGCAATGTTGATTATAACAGTTGACTTAGGCTCAAGGTTTCTCATACTTGTTGATTTACCTGTGCCTGAGTCAGCAATAATTAATACAGATTGTGCCATTTATTCCATTTTATTTAATATGTGATACATTGTTTTATTTATAGCTTGTAAAGAAGCATTAATCTCTCCAAGCACATCTTTAACAGTAGGATCTTTTTTATTATCAGGGTCAGGCAAATTAGCAAAGTCTTCTATTACTTTTGCTACACTGTCTGTGATATCTCTGATCACTGTTAATTCACTGACGGGTATCAAATGTCTTTGATAACCAGACTTACTTTCTACTAATTCATATTCTTCACGCCAATGTGGATTACGTTTATGTAGATACAAAGTCCTTTTTGGGTCTTCTGATTCATAATCAATACTTACAAATTCAGTATACACGTCTTGATCTTTCTCTAATTCACTAGGAAAGAAGCTGACATGTAATTCATCTTTGCCAGGTGGCCTGTAAGCCATCTTGGGGATATATAGAGCGTCAGTTAATTTGTTGTCATTAAACCACATTTGGTGTGTTTCACGCAACTTCTTAACTTTTGCTTTTCTTTCTTCTGGTGACATATAACTTTTATTTTTAGTACTTATCATTTAATAATTTTTTAAACGTGCAATCAACAGCTGGGGAGAAAAATAAATAGGTTTATCTCCTTTGTTGTTGTTCTGGTGTTTTCATTTCAGCTATTTCCATTTGTTCAAATTTAGCTTTAAAGAAACTCATTCTTGCATCACCATTCCTTGCTTTTAAGAAATGTAATACAAGTGTTCTATCATCTTCTATGATATACCTATCAGGTCCATAGTATCTGATCTTTTGTTTTGCTGGTCTGTTTATACCTATTAAAGTATCAGCATGTTGTAACATTGCATCTGAACCAAATATATCTGATTCAAGTACATAGTTACCATACTTTCCATCAACAGCCCTATCAGGGTTATCAATGTTTCTATTTAATTGTGATATAACAACAAACAAGCATGGATACTCACGTTTTGTTTGTGTAAAGAATTCTCCTAATTCAAATAGCATATCTAAACTACTATTTTGATAGGGTGCTCTTTTTACAAGCATAGTATGATCCAATGTTATTATAGTTTTAGCACCTTTATGTAAATTCATATACATATCAATCTGATCACGCATTTGGTTTACAGTTAAAGGTTTACTTACTATATCTACTGGGTGCTTGACCCTTTCTTTAGCATAAGCATGACATTTATTTAAAATATCTGTCTTTAGTTTACTACCAGCACTACATAATTCTTTATATGTTTTACCGGTTATGGATGAGAACTCTCTAATTGCTGAGGTTCTACCTACCATTTCAAACTGAAATTCTAATACTCTAAAATCATCCGCTGGATTTAATACAAATGATTCTCTTACTATTTGATCTTTAATAAGTGTTTTACCTGAACCAGGTCTTCCACCTATTACTGTAAGAGTATTCCATTCTAATCCATCAGTTGTAGCATCATTAAACTTAGGCCAAGGTGTATATATAGACTTTTCCTCACCGGTTTGTCTACGGTACATATATTTAAGTGCTTCATTGAAGGCAGCGAACTGCCCTACCCAAGCTTCTTTTGCTTTTGCCATTATACTACTTTTTCTTTAAAATGTTCATCTTCTGTTTCAATACCTTCTAATATCATATCACAATAATCAGCAAGAGTAGAATGTTTTACCTTATGCTTATCTTGTTTACTAATAAAGTATTGACTTGTCTGCATATATAAATAATCTTTATCTCTGTATTCATTTACATACATCTTAGTTGCTTTATATATAGTTGGCCAATCATAATTATAGGTTTCAAAGAACCATCTAAATGCTGTGCCTAAAGCTTTTACATTATTTCTTGCAGGTTTACCGCTTGGTAATTTCTTAGCTGGGAATATTTCTCTGTAATCTTTAATTAATGATACAAAGTCTTTACCCAAAAGTTGTATATCCGTTTTCTTTTTTGCTTTAAGAAAATAGTTGTCTAACTCCGTCATAATATCTTTAGCATTATCTGTAATTACATAATGGTTTTTTGAATCATTAAATTCAATTAGTCCTTTATCTAATAAAGTATTGATATTATTACCGTAGTGAGGTGTAATCTTCATATGAACTGCAAAGAGTGAAAGACACTCATTAGGAGTCATACCAGACTTAGTAATTATCTGAAAAAATTCCCACATATATATTGGTTTTTAAGGTTATCAAATATACGAAAAGGTTACCACTTAATCAAGCATTATACGATTGAATTGCATCTCTACGATAGGCAGATGAAGCTACAAATTGCTAATCTCTTTAAGAGGAAATGCTATTCTATCAGCAACATTAGGGTGAAGATAGGGTGTTATCCTATCCTCACAGCCTTTAGTTGCTTAATGCGGCAATGTTGGAATGCATTATATGCATCACAATAGCTGATTTTAAGGCTTTTACGACAAGTAGTGTTCAGCTAAATCAAGCCACATTTTATTAATTTATATATAATATATTTGGTTCATTCATAAATTTTAAATATTTTTACATCATGGCAAAACAATTAGAAAAAAAATCAATTACAGGTATTACTGTTCATTCAGATTATATTCCTGCTCTGCAATCAATAATGTTATATTATATTGATCAAGTATATCCTAAGTCAGAAGACGTAGCATCAACATTAAGTAAATTCAAAAGAATGCTTACTGGTGAACTAGATCAAGAAAAGTTAGATTTAAAATGGTATGAATATCATACATGGATCATTTATTCTTTACTTCAGACTTTTGCTTCATATGCTAATGAGCAAGGTCTTTATCAAGAATCTAATATTGAAATGGATACAGACTTATTAGGTAAACTTACAAAAAGTATACTTGAGAATGATACTGCAACACAATCTGAATTATATCAAGAGTTTTTTGCAGATATACAGGCTAAGCAAGATGCAGCAAAGAAAGATAAATAATTATCTTAACTGCATTCCGTTAAAGTCTCCCATTTCTACAAGAGCTTGAATTACTAAATTTAATTCATCTCTATCACATTCTGCAAAACTTTTGCAATACTCTTGGTTATCTCTAACAAGGCATAAACCGGCTTTTCTTTTAGTTTGTAGTTTTACTTCTTCAAATGTATATCCTATATATTGAGCAAGTTCACGGATCATAGCGTGCACTCTAGCAAGTTGTGCATTGCTGCCTTTATCCGTGCTTACACCCATAAATATATCTATTGCAGTTCCGTCAGGTATTTCTTTTAAAAATGCATTAAACCTTGTTTCTTGTGGTTTACTTGGAAAGTCTAACTTACCATTGTTGACCACTAATCTTGCATGTAAGTTACTCTTCATTGTGTATTTTTAATATTGTATCTTCTAACATCCACGGATCTAAATCATCATACAGTTCTAAATAAGGTAATATGTCTACGTCAACACTTTTACTATTTCTATCTTTGCATAATGCTCTAATCTGTACAATTTCTACAGTTGATGCGCTACCCGGATGGCCAGGATCACCATTAGCATATGTATGTACTGCTGGTTCACCTGGTTCATATTTGTAATAAACGTCAACCCAAAATTTTTCTGTTAATTCTACGGTATGTATTCTATTTGCCATAATATATTTATTTAAATCTTAAAATTTCTCCGTCAACATAAACAAACTCTTGACCACATGCTAAGCATCTTGCCTCAGTTTCATTACGTTCCATAGTTGTGTTGTTACAATTTAAACACGTATCTTGATTCCACGGAACAAACTCCTCACAAGTTTGTTTGGCCATGTCTTGAATAAATGCATCATGTGATCCATTATATTCGTGTTCAACCATTTCCATGAAAATTTCTTTCATTTTTCCCATAAATTATATTGTTGGATTATAATATTTAATTTTATTATCATCAAAATCCTTTAGTGCTTTGGCTACCCAAGTCTCATCTTGTGTATTTTTATAACACAATATGTGACACACTGCAGTATTTGATGGATTTAATCTGAGTAATCTACCAATTCTTTGTGCTGTCTTCCTTTCATTACCATATGCATGCATAATAATACCTTGCTTTAGGCCTGGAATAGTAACACCTTCACTAAGTTGTAATACACAAGATAGTTTATCTATCCGTCCATCACTAAATAACTCAAGATTAGCTTCAGAGTTTGGATTCTTTGAATGATAACTATGCTTACAAACACGATCTGCTTGTTGCATAGTATTAGCAAAGACAATACATTTTGTTTTTACTTTCCTAAGTAGGTCCTTTACATAGGTTTCTTTTGTACTGTAATCCATTAGAGCACGCATTCTCATTATAGAAGCAAATTGCATCTGCTTTTGTGTCTGAGCTGCCACTACTCTTTGTACTACATATGCGTAGTCTTTCTTTTCTGAAGTATACCATTGTCTACCATCTTTAGTTTTCTTCTTTAATGTTTTTAAATCAGATAACTCAAGTTGATGTACAACAATTTGGTAATCATTTAATATTTTTGACTCAGTTGCATCATCAACTGAAAATTCATACTTGATTGGACAATATCTTTGTACCATTCTGCCTTTCTCACTACTCTTTCTTCTTGGTGGTGTACCAGTAAGACCTAATATCTTACCATTAAATTCATCTAAGAAAGTTTTATGTGATTCTAACAAGCTATGACACTCATCTAAATAAACAATATCATATTCATTTGGATTTTGCTTATTTAAAGAGAGATATGTACTAAATATAATATGTCCTCTAAGATGTAAAGCTCTCATTTTATTCAATTCATCAATCCAAGACTGCTTAACTGTATTCTTAGGTACTACTACAAGTACTTGTATAAGGGGATGATAATTTCTTTTGAGGTGCTCTATAGCAATACGTGTTTTACCAACACCCATTGATATCCCAAGACCACATCTTTTATGCTGCATTGCTATAGACAATGCATCTTTTTGTATAACATCCCTATCTTTATTCACAGGAACATCTTTATTATATATTTCCATAATGTATATGTAAATAAGAGTATTATAGACCAGGTTATTATTGCAAACCAGTTCCAGCCTTTTTTATTATTATTCATAGTTTTGATTTTGAAAATCCAAATTCATTAGCAAGATCAGGGTTTTCTTCTATAAACATGTGACATGATCTGCATACTGCAAGCCATGTAGTAGTATCAAGATGATATTTACCCCTTCCTTTCATATGATGCACATCTGTAGATTTAACTGTGCATTTAGCTAAACTTGCTTTACAAACAGGATGATGATCTAAGAAGGCCTTCCGTAATGTACGGTAGGCCAACTCAGTTCTCTTCATTTTATTAGACTTAGATTTAATCTTCTGTCTGGGTTTCTTAAACTTCCTATAGAAATCTGATTTAAAATTATCTTGTTGTTTAATTTTAAACCAGCAAATTTTACAATACTTGTTGCCTTCATGATTCTTCCATATAACTTGCTCTGTATCACAGCTATAGCATAGTTTTTTCTTAATCTTCATGCAGCTTTTAATGTTAGAAAAGTTCTTGGAAGTAATCCTTTCTGCATAAATCTTAGTATCACGTCTTCATATGTAATGCCAAGATCTTTCAATGTCATAGTATTAGTAAAATTTTCAAGTGTTTCCTCTGGTGGTATTGATATAATATACTCAGCAGCAGGTCCTGTAAATGTATCTCTAAAATAATCATTTACTTTCTTATTACAAATAATTTGTTTCCAATTATTTATTTCTTTTTGGGCACGTTTCCATACTCTTGTTATCCTTCTTTTCTTGTCCCAATGTAGTTTTGCTTTCTCTTCAGCATTATACATGTTTAAACCATGTAGTACACGTTTAAACAAAAAATGTTGATATGGATTAAGTTTACGATAGCTCAAATTTTGAACTAAATCTTTTGGATGTAACTGGTATTCTGATAATATACCATAATAGTTTAGTCTTTTTTCTGTATCTATGATTGACTGCTCTATTTGATGTTCTTTAAGTGATTTTAATTGTTGTGGATTAAACATATTATTATTATATAAGGTTAAACATAAGTGATAAAAATATAAATACCGGGCTCCAAACCGTATGATCAAGCAAAAGTACTGATAGGAATGTCGTGCACATTATTATGCAATCCTTTTAGCATCAGTACAAATGATTTTTGTATTTATATATAGTAAATATTACAGGTCAAAGGACTCTACGCCCTCATCTTCTGTAATTTCTACAGGTTCTTCAGTTTCTGCTTCAACTACTTCTGTTGCAGAATCATTTTCTTCAATCTCAGCAATAGAATCTTCTAAGTTAACTTGCTTTGGTTGAACTTCTTTCATAATTTTAGCCGAAGTACCGTTTGCTTCTCTAATAGCATCACCATTAGCATGAGCAATTAATGTGTCAGATACATTTACATCTTCTGAATAAAATGTTTTCCTATAAATAGGTTCCCCATCTTGGGTTGCACATATAATACCTGTATCTCCAGCGTATTTAAGATCTCTGTCTGGATTTTCTTCATTGAACGGTGTTACTTGCTCAATTACATAGATCTTTCCATTGATCTCTTTAGTATGTTGAAGACCGGTTTGTTCTAGTTCTTCTAATTTACCGTGAATTAATGTAGACAAGTTCTTTACATTTACAAAATTGTTAGAACCTATCATACTTCTTGATTGTGTGAGTCTAATGTATCCAAACTCAGGATTTTTTGATGACTGGCGTATTACATTACCCAGTTCATCAGCCACTATTTTGACTGTTGACATAATTAAAATATTTAAAAGGTGAAAAAAATTGATTAATCAGATATCATCTGAGTGGAAATAGTCATCATTCATTTTGTCTATATCAGATACTTCATCCAGTCTGGGTTCATATTCCTTTTCTGATTTCATATCTTCTAAAGCTTCTTTGCGTGCTAATGTTGTATTAGCATACAAACCATAGAATGGGTTACCTACTTCTTTTGTATATGCTGAGCCAATACCATTAAGATCTTTTATCTCTTGATCTGACATAGATAGATACTGTTCTACTGAACATTCTATAATTCTGCCATTTGGGAGTTGTAGTATCATCTTATTACATCTGAGTCAAATCAAAAGTAACAAAAATTATACAGTCTTTATGGTTTATAAGTGCATATTACAGGCTCAAAGTGTAAATTGTTAGCATAATAATAGCTAACGCACTAATTCAATAATAGGATCTTACGTCCTTTTCTTGCTATTATCCCATGAATCTTCAAGTTTTTTATTAATCTGCTTACTTGACGCTGACTCAGGTCTAATGTATCTGCAAGTGTTGATATAGAAGGAAAGCACTCCCTTTTATCTCCACAATAGACACATAATAATGCATATAATGCTTTCTCTTGTGGTGAAATTATTGGATTAGACATAACTTCCCAGTTAACTATACCAAATCTCTTATATATCTTGTGCATTTTTGCTTTTTATATATGGAATACTTTCTTCAGGCACAAATGTTAAAGAATGTGTATCTATTCTCTGTCTATCAATAATAAATTTCTTATCATTGTCATAAACAAACATATCTATACTTTGTCTTGGACTAAATCTTTTAGGTGTATTACCATAATCATCTTTGTATGGTATTCTTCCAAACATATAGTCTCCAACCATCAATCCCATGTCTAAAAGGACATCAGTGTCATATTTGTCTCCAAAATAAACTGATTTATGATGAAATTTAACATAATCACCAGGTATTAATGGTACATATTGAACAGATTGTTGCATTAGCATAATAATTATTGCTATACTTTCTTTATCCATTGTCTCCATTAAGCATTCTACTACTGCGTCTCTGTTGACATGCTCTACAAGCCCATTTTTAATGAGCTCATAGGCAGTGTCAAAAGGTATTGGTATTTCTATTTCGTGCGCCATCTCTTTAAATCATTAATGTGAAAGGAATATTGTGGTGTTCTAACATGTGTCATGTATGCTTCTATTTCATACCATACATCTCCTGTTGCAGGATTTTTAAGTATATGGTTTTCCTGAGCAGGCATAAAGCTTTGAGCCAGCATAAAATACTTATGACCAGTCTCAGCGTCTAACAACACATCCACAACACTTACTGCATGCCCAGGAAAGCCACCTACAATTAATATATCACCCGGTTGGATATCCCAAATAGGTACAGAAACAAGATTATACTCTGATATAGACCATGTGTTAGCATATGTCCATACAAGATCAAGCCATCTTCTGAATGTTTTGCAGTTATCTTCTCTTCCTGATGTTTTCAAATAGTTTAAATAGTTATATTCTGTACCATCTGCTCCATTAAAGTATAATCTTTCATAGAATTCAGGTCCAGCACTATAATTATATGATGCCCATAGGTACATTGCTGCATCAGCACACTGATGTAAATCTAAAGGCCCTATTTCATAATCAAATACTGCATCATAGATATCATTAGGTTGAGAATACTTTACAGCGCCTGTATGGTACTTAAGTACATCATCCTTTTTTAATGGGTGACTAACTATCCATTCTGAGAATGCATCTTCAAATCTTTCATAATTTTTGGCATTCTTTGGTTTTTTATACAAGCTACTGATAGTTTTGCTTGTTTTGCTTGGTATTTGTGCTGATATAGGTATAGTAACCATCAGGCACAATAGGTAAATAATATTTTTCATTGTTATAAGAGTTTAAATGTTAGCAAATCTCCGCTTGGGAGAAAAATAATTAGGAAAATATGTGTGTTTAGGGACAGTCATTTCTTATGAGAAATTAAATTCTATGAAAACTAATCAAAAACTAAACAATTTGACTGCCCCATCACACACAATGGTTATCACTTACCTAACCAAGTATTCTTTAGCCTCAATACTACTGTATAATATAGTATATAATACTATGTTATTATTAGTATGACATTGGTGTCACAATTCTAGTGGTAATTTCTTATTATAGCCTATAACTATGTATAAGAAAGGAACTAGTATTGCAAGAGATCCGTTAGATGCTAAGCCTATTGAAAGGCCAAACTGGGATTTCTTAGTAAATTTTATATTAGGTAAGATTTTAATTCTATCAAGTAGTGCTAAATGCACTGCTGTAGATAGAAGCATTATTGGTGATGCAACTATTGCAAACAACCAATCATAATCAATAAAGGCTATATACATTAAATATACAGCGCATAAAGGTTGAAGTACTACAAGTATAAACTTGAGTAACCTCTTTACAAAAGGACTTTCCATAATCTATTAATTTAAGTTAATAATAAGGTCTCCATTCTCAATCAGCGTGCTCAAATTAGTAATGAGTAATGACTCACCAATATTATTGTAGCAACTGATCTCCGTTGAATCTACTTCTATATCATAGATATTGTTACTGAATATTTTATAATCCGGTTTACTACCATACCCTATAGCATAAGGTGGCATAAAATAATAGATTAAATAGTCTTCATATGACAATGGTCCATTGGATGTATAATTAAAAGTAGTCCAATCAGCTAAAGTTTGACATGATTTATCACTGGTATGTGCTAAATACAGATACTGGTAATCACTCATATCTCCTTCATACTGTTCCTTGTTAGGGTCAATAGTATATATAAATACTTCTGACTCAAGTATTGCTATGTCATCATCTGAGCTACAAGAGATAAAACTCAATGATAAAGCAATGATATATAAATATTTCATTTTATTTTGTGTGTAAGTAAAGGTATAAGCCTACTAATAGTAAGTAGGCTATACCTATGATTAAGTTTAACATCTAACCATTCTTTGCTTCTTAGCATTCCAACACTTCTGTGATTTGTAGTATTTCTTTTTACTTTTACACATTCCACGTTGACTACTGCAAGATGTTAATACTGGCCCTAATACGAATAGAGCCAGTAGTAAGTACATAATTTTTCTTTTCATAATATTAGGCAAACGATTTTATTAGACTAAGATAATCACTACCCCAAGTATCAATCTCTATTAGATTGTTATCTAAGGCTAATTCTCTAAGTTCAAGGTTCAACAATAGCTCATTATGTAGTTCTACATCTGTTGGGTATTCTACATCTTGAGCATTAATTACTCTGTGATCACCATACTCATCAAAGAAGTTGACATGGTTCTCATTATTTGATGCTACTAATGTAACACCAAATTCATTATTGTGCTTAATAAAAGCACCTGGTTTAATAAATTTAATTTTCATAACTGTAAGTGAATTATGGGTTAAACAATATTGCGGGTACTATACTCTTCATATAAGAGAGAGACAATACTAAGTATATATAAGCTAAGTAAGAGCTTGGTAGTAATTTTCATTACGTGCAGTCCCAAATTACTCTCACGTTAGCTATATTATATATATACTGTGCATAATTTTTATTCTAGTGGTAAAAGGTGGTATTTTGTGGGTATATTGCCTCACTTTAATTGCGTAACACACACAATTAATTTGTTTTGATAGCAAAATAGTTGCAAAACACAACATTGGAACTAAATAAGTGAAAGAGGGAACATTTAGTTCCCCTTTCTTTTAGTGTGCCCAATACAGGTTGTCAAATTCTTCTCCTGTAGCTTGGTTTACTACCTTCTTTTCAGTCAGCTCTAATGATTGGATTTCATCTCCTACCTTTAGCTCTGCTCTTAAGGCCATTCCGTCTTCAGGGTTTATTGCAGTAAATCCGAACTTTACTTGTCCGTTGCCTGCTTGCTGTCTGACTTGCATTTCTCTACCCCCAACTTTCTTGGTGATAGTTTCAACTGCTCCCAATGGAGAGTCTGTTGTGATGAGAGCTTTGTTACTCTCTGTGATTTTAAAATAATACATAAGTAAAAATTTATTAGGTTAAACATTAATTAATGATAGGGGGAAGACCCCTACCAAAATTTAGTTGGGGAGAAATATTATAGGACCTCTTGCCAATGCTAAATACATAACATTTTTTTTAGGTGGGGAAAAATTTTTGTATATTGGTCATATAAGGGTAATACTATGGACGGTATGGAAGAACAAGAAGACTATGGCTACGGGAAGACTGTAGAAGAGATGCAAAAAGAAGATGAGATGCTTTCTTTTGCATATAATAATTCTTTTATGTTTCTAACTAATAAGGTTAATATGGACTATGTATTAGAGGCCAGTGAGAGTGAATTTGGCTTCGTACTAGCTCATAATACAAGTATAGGCCCTACTAAAATGGAGTATGAGAATATGATCCTCTACTTTATAGAGACTGAAGAGTATGAAAAGTGTGCAATACTTAAGAAGATGTTGAACACTAAATATCCTGAGTCAACTAATGAAAAACTAGATGAGTGGCTATGACAGAAAATAGTATAATAAAATTAGGTTTTGAGAAATGTATCGTATCTAAAGAAGAAAGTAATTTAGACGTAGATATACATTACTATACGTATAACGTAGGAAACGTATGTTTTGTATCTAATGATAGTGGAGACGGACAAGAAAAAAAGATGTGGTCCGTAGAAATGCCTGAAGCCGAAGTAAGATTTTATGACGTAAAGGATCTTAAATGTGTAATTGAATGTCTAAAAAAAAATAAATATGAGTAAAGCAATACTAAAATTTGAGGTGCATGAGAGTGGTGATGGATCAAGTAAGTTTAAAATGGTTGACATAGTAACTGATAGAACACCTGAATGGACTATGTCACAATACTTAAGAAATAGAAGTAATACTACAATGAAATATCTTTACTCAGTACCTTTTGCAGAATCATCAGAAGAAAAAAAGCATGGATAAGTATATATATAGGGCTAAATTAGTAAGAGTAGTGGACGGGGATACCTTTGATGCTATGATTGACCTGGGGTTTGATACATGGATAAAACGTAGAATCAGACTGAAAGGCGTAGATACGTGGGAATCTAGAACTCGTGATAAAGCTGAAAAGAAAAAAGGCTTAGCCGCCAAAGCACGCACGAAAGAAATACTTGTAGACGTAAGCTGTAAATCTGGATTATGTAGGCTTAAATCACACGGTACGGGTAAATACGGACGTGTATTAGGTGAAATATACATCAAAGATATTGATGGAAAAGAAATGTGTTTGAATCAAATGCTATTAGATGAAGGTCATGCTTACATTTATAATGGAGGTAAAAAACAAACATTTAAATCATGAAAAAAATAATTCTTGCAATAGTAATTTTTTTATTATTTACTCTTTAATACATCTTAGTGGAAAAGAAAAAACCTTATAGACCATTACCGGAATATCTTTCAATAGGTCCTTCTGATATACATGGTGCGGGTATCTTTGCAAGAGAAGATATCCCTGCTGGAATAGATATGGGTATTACACACGTATATGATCCAGAATTTCAACATGATTATATCCGTACTCCTTTAGGTGGGTTTATTAACCACTCAGATCAAGCTAATTGTGAAATAGTAGAGGATGCTGCTGATTGTTCCTATAAAAGAATCAAAACTCTTCATAAAATACAGATGGGTGAAGAAATTACTTTAAAGTATTCTCTATATAATTTACAAGATAATTAACTTTAAACTTTTATTATTTAAACTTTCTTTATATATTTGTTATATATTGTTTAACTTAAAACCAATTATATGGCAATAGATATAGATACTGCTCCAGAGGAGCAAATGACCCCTGAAGAGGTCAAAGAAAGAAGACAAGAGCTTACAAATTTCTACAAAGATGGAAGTAAGCACTTAAAAGTTCAATTAGAGTATGAAACTCTTTTGACTGAAATTGAAGAACAAAGAGCTAAAAGATTACAAGCATCAATGTTCTTGGCGCAATCATTTGCAAAACAAGAAGCTAATAACCAAAACCAAAGTGATGAAACTAATCAAGAAGGGTGATAAAGGACCAGAAATACACAAACTACAAACTATTTTAAAATTAACACAAGATGGGGTCTTTGGTCCTGCAACAGAAAAAGCAGTTATCAGATTTCAGCTAGCTTATGATCTTAAACCAGATGGTATAGTAGGAGCATCTACTTGGGAGCGTCTTTTAGTAGGGGCTACATATCAAGATGAAGCTATAGATGAAGATACTGATAATCAATCTATGGTATGGGAAACTCCATTTAATCAAACTATACACAGATACTATTTACCTAAAGGAGAATATCTTGAAGGACCTGTAGTAAATGAATATGCTTTTATACATCACACAGCTGGTAGGCAAAATCCTTTTAAGGTTATAGACCACTGGGGTAGAGATACTAGAGGTAGAGTTGCTACAGAGTTTGTACTAGGAGGTAAATGTTCAAGTACAGGTAATGATAGTTATGATGGAGTAATGGTACAAGCTTTTCCTATTGGAGGATACGGATGGCACTTAGGTAAGACAGGTAGTGGTCATATGAATAGACATTCTACTGGTATTGAGATATGTGCATTTGGATATTTAAAAGATGGAAAGACTTATGTTAACACAACTGTTAGAGAAGATCAAATCTATACACTTAAAGAGCCTTTTAGAGGCTATACTCAATATCATTCTTATACTGATAGACAAATGGAAGAAGTTGAAAAATGGATAAAGTATATTGCTGAACGAGATGGGATTGATGTAAGATTAGGTTTAAAACAATGGATACAAAAATACGGACCTGCAAAAGCATTTGATTTTCAAGAAGATGCTTTCTATGGTAAAGTAAAAGGTTTATTGACTCATACTAATGTAAGAAGAGATAAAACAGACTGTTATCCAGATGAAAGATTAATTGATATTATACTAAGTTTATAAAATGGCAATAGTAAATAAAGTAGACTTTAAAAAGCAAGTGACAATAGAAGATACAATAGCGTATCAAATATTGTCACACTGCTTCTTTAATAATATACATATAAGCAATACAGATCTTAAGCTTTTAACTAAGTTGGCAAAGCAAAGTGGAGTAGAGCTTACAAAATTTTGTATATACTTAACTGACAATGATATTTTTAAAAGCAATCAATCTGCTAGAAATGCAATAACCAAAGCAGAAAAAAAAGGATTGGTTGTTAAAAATGGAATAAATAAGAAAACAATAAACTTAAATAGTGACATGAATGTCCAAATTGAAGGAATTGTTTTGTTAGATTATAAAATTTTAGGACGTGAGACCAAAAAGCCACAAACAGTTTAAAGAAGAAATAGCTGAAGAGGTTGGTGTACATCCTAAAGTTGTAGATGATTTTATATCTTTTTATTATGCAAAAGTTAGAAAATCTTTATCTACACTAGAGTATCCCAGAATTATGGTTGATGGTCTAGGTACTTTTTTTATTAGAAAAGGTAAATTACAAAAAGCTATTAAAAGAAATAAAAGTATGCTTGGTAATTTAAGAAAAAGAACTTATGAAGGATATGAAAAAACATATGCAATAAATCAAAAACTTGAAGAGATGCAATCTGCTTTAAGAATTATAGATGAGAATATAGAAAACAAAAAACAGTTTAAAAAGAATAAAAATGCCAATAAGTAAGTACATAAATGCACTTAAGAACATAGATCAAATCTATGATGGTATAAAAAATGACATCTTTAAAACTGAATATGTAGAAAAAATTGCAGCATCTAGAATTAAAATATGTGAGTCATGCAAAGAGTTTGATGCAAAAGGAGACAAATGTATGGCCCCTGGCACACAACCGTGTTGTTCTTTGTGTGGTTGTTCTATGAAATGGAAATCAAGATCTATGTCATCAGAATGTCCAGCAGGAAAATGGGAAGCATTACTCACAGAATTAGAAGAACAAAAATTAATAAATAATGATTGAATATATATACAAAGAAAATAAAACTACGTATAACATAAATACCCAAAACGGTATGTGGTATACATCAATAAGTTATTAAAATGGCAATAGTATTTAAAGAAGAAGGACACGTTTATGAAAGCACAGACCAAGATAAAATAAATTGGACTAGTGTCACTGGTTTTATAGGCATGTTCAAACCTAAGTTTGATGCAAAAGGACAAGCTAAAAAATCCTCTAAAAACAAACGTTCTAAGTGGTATGGTATGACTGAAAAAGAAATACTACAAGCTTGGAAAAATGAAACAGATAGAGCCATAAAATTAGGAAACTTTTATCATAACCAAAGAGAAGCGGATATGATAGAGTTTGATACTATAAAAAGATATGGTTGCACACTTCCAATATTTAGAGCTGAGTTTAATGAAGAAGGTGGCAAGATAGCTCCAGAACAAAAGTTAGTTAGTGGTATTTATCCTGAGTTATTGGTCTACCTAAAGTCAGCTAAATTATGCGGTCAAGCTGATTTAGTTGAAATTGTAAATGGGTATATTAATATTACAGATTACAAGACAAATAAAGAAATAAAAGAAAAAGGATTTACTAATTGGGAGGGCATAACTAATAAAATGTACAACCCAGTAAGTCACTTAGATGATTGTAATTTGAATCATTATAACTTACAATTGAGTATTTATGCGTATATTATTAAAAAGCACAACCCTAAACTAAAGGTTGGAAATCTTAAAATTCAACATGTTAAATTTAAACAAGTTGGAACAGATTCTAATGGTTATCCTATCAATGAACACATAGATGGTGAACCAGTAATAGAAGATATAAAAATGTATAACCTGCCATATTTAAAAGATGAAGTAGTTCAACTTATTAAATGGCTAAAAGAAAATAAACATGCCTAAAATAACATTAATGAGTATAGTACCCTATGTCCAATTAGATGGATCAGGGAATAAGCAAGTAATAACAAATGCTACACAAGAAATGACAGTCCATTCAGAACTTATTTCAATGGTAAAACCTCATTGGAATATCCAAGTTGCAGGTTGGGTTGATGGTGTCTATGATATCTTTTTAAAAGATGGTGCTGGTTTTGTTACGGTTAAACAACCTTATAATCAACTAGTAGCACTTATGAATGAAAATGCATATTCACCTGTTACAGTAGGTAGTGGTGACACAGTTGACCAAGGAGGAGGACAAGGTAATGGTAATACAGGAGGTAATACTGGTAGTGGTAATACAGGTTCAAACGCATATACATCAACTACTGTTACAACTTTTAATGGAGCATGTAGTGCTACTGCAAATCAAACTTATAAGCATAATGGTACAGCAAATGCTTTACCAGCAGCTGGTAATAAAGTATTTTTAAATGATGGTAGTACAGCATTAAGTGATGGTTACTATGGTGTTACATTGACAGGAAGTGCACCAACTCATTCAATTAAAGTAGTTGGTGGATTTGTTCAAACTGGTTGGCCAATTGTTTGTGAAAATATCCCAATTCCATAATGTTACAGCGTTGGGAAATTAATATGGCTATAGTACCAGGATTTTTATTTGGGTATAGAAACTATGTAAATGAAGACTCATGTTCTATTGAACATGTTTTATATTTAGGAATAATGGACATCTCTTTAATTTTATATTATGATTGTTAGAATATTTGATATACAAAATGGTAAAGCAGTTCCTACGGAACACTGTTATACAATAAAGTTTTTAAAAGAAATAATGAAAACTTATCCTGATACATATATGCAAGTATATCAATATTTGTTTTATATGTCATGCCCTAATCCGGATTTAAATCCTTTTTTTAATTTACCAGAACATGAAAAGGAAGATATTATAATTGAAGAAATAGAATTAGAGGAGTCTACTGAAGACCCTAAAATTAGATATGCATTAGATATGTGCAAAAAATTATATGAAACACCAACGTATAGAGCATACGTAGGTATCAAATCTATGCTTGATAGACTTGCTAAGTATATGGAAGTCACACAGATAGAGCATGGAAGAGACGGTAATATTAACTCAATGGTAAATGCTGCTGCTAAGTTTGAACAAATTAGACAATCATACAAAGGAGCATTTACTGATATGAAATCTGAGCAAGAAAGTTCTGTCCGTGGTGGACAAGGCCTTGCTTATGATCAAATGTAAATTAAATTTAAATTATGAAAACCAAAGTAATACCAGTAGGTAAAAGAGTACTTATCAAAAAGAAAGATGCAGATGCATACTTTGCAGGAACTAGCATTATGATACCCGAAAGTCAAAGAGAAGATGAACTTAAAGGCCATGTAATTGCAGTTGGTAAAGAAGTTGATGAGGTAGAGGTAGGTGATTTAGTACAATATGCAGACTATGCATTACCTACTAAAATGAAACATGAAGGAGAAGATCACTTACTAATAGCAGCAGGTGATATATTTGCTGTTTTAGTAAATGAGTAAATCTATCCCTACATACAAAGATGGAGAGTGGACTGCCACTGAATTTAAGTCTGAAGAAGACTTAGCCAAATTTGTATTGTCTATTTTTTCTGAACCAGGTAAATATGATTTTGATGAGACTGCTTTTATTTTTAATGCAGAAGCACGCAGATTTAACAAAGATGGATTTTATTGTGGTTCTCCTTTTAGGTCTAAAGACTTTATGGCATATTGGGATGATCAGAAAAAGAAATGCAGAAATGGTGTAATATACACAGTAAATAAAAAAACTTGGTTTATAACTAGAGATTATTATATGTGGCTTAATTTTTTGCCTATATATGATAAAGAAGAAAAAAAATATGGTTTTGCAAAAGTTAGAGATGCCCAGTACCATATGGCTTTATATGAAATATTAGCAGAGCTTAATAATAAACACTGTGCAATATTAAAGAAACGTCAGATAGCATCATCATATTTTCATATGGCCAAGGTTATAAATACTTATTGGTTTGAAGAAGGGTCTGTGTGTAAGATAGGTGCATCACTAAAAGATTACATAAATGACAAAGGTTCTTGGAAGTTTTTAGATGAGTACAAAACATTTCTTAATGAACATACAGCTTGGTATAGACCATCAACACCAGAAAAAGTTTTATTATGGGAGCAGAAGATTGAAGTCCGTGTAAACAATAGAAAAACAGCACGTGGTTTAAAATCTAAAATTCAAGGAGCATCATTTGAAAAAAATGCAACAACTGGAGTAGGTGGACCTACAACTTACTTTTTTCATGAGGAAGCAGGTATTGCTCCAAAGATGATGGATACCTATGAATATTTAAGACCCGCTATGTCTTCAGGTATGATGACAACCGGTATGTTTATAGCTGCTGGTTCAGTTGGTGATCTTGAACAATGTAACCCACTTAAGGAAATGATTCTTAATCCTACAGTGAATGATATATATGCCGTAGAAACTGATTTAATGGACGCTGATGGCACTTCAGGACTTGCAGGACTGTTTATACCAGAACAATGGTCAATGCCTCCTTATATTGATGATTTTGGAAATAGTAAAATAGAAGAAGCACTTGAATCTATACGCATAGAAAGAGAAAGATGGAAGGCAGAATTATCCCCTGAACAGTTTCAGCTTAGAATTTCTCAAAAGCCTATGAATATAGCAGAAGCTTTTGCTTACAGAAAACAATCTATATTCCCTCAAGGTATACTGCAAAAGCAAATGAGAAAAATAATTGACAAAGACTATAGCTATGAGCATATAGAATTAGAAATGGAACAAGAAGGTATAGTAGCTAAAAGAAGTAATAGATTACCTATTAGCAAATTTCCTGTAGATAAAAAGGCCAGTAACAAAGAAGGAGTATTAGTTGTCTGGGAAAGACCTGTAAAAAATCCTGATTTTGGAATGTACTATGCTTCTGTTGACCCTGTGTCAGAAGGTAAAACAACTACATCAGATTCTTTGTGTAGTATATTTGTTTATAAAAATCCTGTTGAGATTAGAAGAGAAACACCAGATGGTATAGAAACTATTATAGAAAAAGATAAAATTGTTGCTGCCTGGTGTGGTAGGTATGATGATATAAACAAAACTCATGAGCAACTAGAAAAAATTATTGAATGGTACAAAGCATGGACAGTTGTAGAGAATAACATATCCTTATTTATACAACATATGATTGCTAAAAGAAAACAAAAATGGTTAGTACCTAAACAACAAATTTTGTTTTTAAAAGATCTTGGTTCAAATAGAACAGTATACCAAGAATATGGATGGAAGAATACAGGAACACTTTTTAAAAATCATTTAATATCATATGCAATAGAATTTATAAGAGAACAAATTGATGAAGAAACTGATATAAATGGTTCTGTTATTAGTCAAACATTAGGTATAGAAAGAATTCCAGATCCTATGCTTATAAAAGAAATGTTAGCTTATTTTCCTGGACTTAACGTAGATAGACTTGTGGCTTTCTCTGCATTAATAGCTTTTGCAAAAGTACAACAATCTAATAGAGGATACCTTAAAAGGAGTGAATCAACATCAAAATCCTTGGATAATCAAGAAAATTTGTATAAATTAAAGTATAGTCCGTTTAGAAATATTGGACGTAATAAAGGCATAGGAAGAACCAAAAAAAGATCAGGATTTAAAAATATAAAATAGCATGAGAGTATTTAACGCAATGCAACTCAAGGCAGGAGCCAAAAAAGAGGGAGGTCATGTATCTTCATCCTTAACACAACCAATCCAGTTTTTACCGGCTAACAAGAAAAATGATGACTGGTCAGCTTGGAACTTAGATTGGCTTGAGTTACAAGGAATGGAATTCTTACGTAGAAATGCAAGAAAGCTATTAAAGAACTATAAACTTGCTAAAGGTATTATAGACAAGAAAGACTACATCATTGAAGAAGATAATGACCATAAAGACCTTATGGATGTTTTAACTAAAGAAGATGAGTCTGCACTTGAATTAAAGTTTTATCCTATTATCCCAAATGTAATTAATGTATTAGGTGGAGAGTTTTCAAAAAGATTTTCAAAAGTTCAATTCAGAGCTGTAGATGACACATCATACAATGAGATGTTAGAATCAAAAAGAGCACTTGTAGAAGAGAACTTACTTGCAGATGCATCAAATAAACAATTGATGAAGATGTTAGAAATGGGTCTTAATCCTGAGTCAGAAGAAGCAAAAGAAATGATGGATCCTCAGAAGATGAAATCACTACCAGAAATAGAAGACTTCTTTAGTAAGTCTTATAGAAGTATGGTTGAGGAATGGGCTACACATCAAATGAATGTAGACGTAGAAAGATTTAAAATGCAAGAGCTTGAAGAAAGAGCATTTAAAGATATGCTTATTGCTGATAGAGAATTTTGGCATTTTAGAATGTTAGAGGATGATTATGATGTTGAACTGTGGAATCCTGTTCTTACCTTCTACCAAAAGTCTCCAGAAACAAGATATATATCTGATTCAAACTATGCAGGTAAAATGGACCTTATGACTGTTGCAGATGTTATTGATAAGTACGGGTACTTAATGAATGAAAAACAATTGAAGTCTTTAAACAAAATATATCCAGCTAGATCTGCCATGTATCAAGTTAATGGATATCAGAATGATGGTGCATACTATGATGCTACTAGATCACATGCATGGAATACAAACTCTCCAAGTTTAAACTTTAGAAGATATATAAGTAATTGGTCAGATGATCCAGCCAGAGGCGGGGATATAGTAAGTGCAATTCTAAATGAAGGGGAAGACGTCATGCAATGGGGAGAGGGTGATCTTATGCGTGTAACCACTGTCTACTGGAAAACGCAAAGGAAGGTTGGACATCTTACCTGTATAAAGAAAGACGGAACTGTTATGCAGGAATTAATAGATGAGACTTTTAAAGTAACAATGAAACCTGTATATGATACTACGTTAATCAAAAACAAAACAAAAGAAAATTTATTAGAAGGAGAACATGTAGACTATATTTGGATTAATGAAGTATGGGGTGGAGTAAAAATAGGACCAAACTCACCTACAGGATGGCGTTCTGAAATGGGTAATAATGTTGATCCTATCTATTTAGGGATTGATAGAGTTAAGCCAGGAAGAATACCATTCCAATTTAAAGGAGATAAAACTTTATATGGATGTAAACTACCTGTAGAAGGTAGAGTATTTTCTGATAGAAACACTAGATCTACATCATTAGTAGATTTAATGAAAGCTTATCAAGTTGGTTATAACATGGTAAATAATCAAATAGCAGATATATTAGTTGATGAACTAGGTACAATTATTATGTTTGACCAGAATGCTTTACCACGTCATGGTATGGGGGAAGACTGGGGTAAAAATAATTATGCTAAAGCATATGTAGCAATGAAAGATTTTCAAATGTTACCGCTTGATACATCAATAACAAATACAGAAAATGCAACTAACTTTAATCATTATCAAACTCTAAACATGGAGCAGACTAATAGATTAATGTCAAGGATACAACTAGCAAATTATTTCAAGTCTCAAGCTTTTGAGGCAATAGGAATTAACCCACAAAGACTTGGAGGTCCTGTAGCTCAACAAACAGCTACTGGTGTTACACAAGCATTACAGCAGTCATTTGCACAAACTGAGACTTATTTTATAAATCATTCAGATAATCTTATGCCAAGAGTACACAAAATGAGAACTGATTTGGCTCAGTATTACTACAGTAACACTCCAAGTTTAAGGTTACAATACATTTCTACAGCAGCTGAAAAAGTTAATTTTACAATGAACGGTACAGATTTACTTATGAGAGACTTTAATATTTTTGCTACTACAAGAACAAATCATAGACAAGTATTAGAACAATTAAAACAAATGGCACTAACTAATAATACTACAGGTGCAAGTATTTATGATTTAGGTAATATACTTAAAGCAGATTCAATTGCAGAAGTAACTGATATCCTTAAAGACTCTGAGCAAAAGACTCAAGCTATGAAACAGCAAGAAATGCAGCAACAAAGACAAATGCAAGAAGAACAAATTAAAGCTCAAGCTGAAGAGAATCAACTTAAACTTCAATTCCAATCAAATGAAGCTGATAAGGAAAGACAAAATAATATTACAGTTGCTGAAATTAGAGCTGCAGGTTATGGTTCTATGATGGATCTTAATGAAAACAAGCAGTCAGATTATCAAGATGCGTTAAAAGACATACAAAAAACTTCACAGTATAGAGAGCAAATGAACATGAAAAGAGAGCAGAATGCTCAAAAGAATGCTCAAGCCCAAGCTAAATTACAAATAGACAGAGAAAAGTTAGCTACACAACGTGATATTGCTGATAAACAACTACAAATAGCCAGAGAGAATAAAAACAAATATGACAAAGAAAGTTAATTTGTAAAAATTTTTTTTGATGTTAGCTATATATTGCGTAAAATGTTTTAAATAATCAAATATTATAAGTTTACATGTCAATATTAATTCTTATATTGTATATGTACATAATATTATTAATAATTAAAACCAACAATTATGGCACAAGAAAATAAAACGCAGGACACTACTGTTGAAAAGGTGGACATTAACATAGATGAGTTATTTGCTGCAGCACCAGATGCTGACGCAATAGTAACTCCAGAAACAAAACAACCTAAGAGTATTTTTTCTAAGAAAGAAGAAGTTGATTTGGATTTCACAGAAAAACCTAAGGTAAAGGCTGAAAAGCCTGCAGTTGAAGAATCTGATACTGAGGAACCAAAAGCTGAAGAAGCTAAAGAGGAACCTAAAGCAGAAGAAAAGAAAGAGGAAACAACTGCAACATTAGATGATGTTTTAGATTCTTTAGATGAAGAAGCTGGAGAAGAAGAAACTGAAACTAAAAAAAGAGGTAGAAAGAAGATAGAAGGAATAGAAGATGTTTTTAACAAATTGATAAAAGCAGATAAGATAGTTCCTTTTGATGATGATAAACCTTTAGCTGAGTATTCAGCAAAAGATTGGGAGGAGTTAATTGACGCTAACATGGAAGAAAAGGCAAACCAAGTTAGAAAAGAGACTCCTAATAAGTTCTTTGAAAGTTTGCCTGATGAATTAAAGATTGCTGCAAGATATGTATTTGATGGTGGTAAAGATCTTAAAGGTTTATTTCAGACACTAGCACAAGTTGAAGAAACTAGTACTATTGATGTAAAGTCTGAAAGAGGCCAAGAAAGAGTTATCCATGAATACCTTTCTGCAACCGGATATGGTACAACAGAAGAAATAGCAGAGGAAATAGAAGTCTGGAAAGACCTAGGTAAGCTTGAGCAACAAGCTCTTAAGTTTCAACCTAAGTTACAAAAGATGCAAGAGAAAGTTGTTTCAAAAAAACTGCAAGAGCAGGAAATGAAAAAGAAACAACAAGAACAAGCATCTAAAGATTATATGCAAAATGTATATGATACATTAAAAGACGGAGCTTTGAATGATGTAAAAATAGATAAAAAGACTCAGTCAATGTTATATAATGGACTTGTACAACCTAATTATCCTTCTGTAAGTGGACGTAACACTAACCTGTTAGGACACTTACTTGAAAAGTATCAATTTGTAGAGCCTAATTATACTCTTATATCTGAAGCCCTTTGGTTATTACAAGATCCAGATGGTTATAAAAGTAAGATTATGGAAAAAGGAGCTCAGAAAACAATTGAGAAAACAGTCAGAAAATTAAAGACTGAACAAGTAAATAGCGGTGGAAGCTCTCTAGGAGTAGAACAAAAAGAAGATACTTCAGTGAAGAGGGGAAGCAAAAAATTAAAAAGACAACAAAACATATTTAAAAGATTTTAAGAATTTTTATATTTACATTTAACATTAATTATTAACTATTAAAAACTATAATCAATTATGGCAACTCCAGTTTTAAACAATGGAATTTTCCTAAGAGATACAAGCTACAAAGCAAGTTCTCACATTGATTCTTATCACTTGACAGCGATGCTAGGTTCAGCAGAACCTCAGGATCTAGGTCCCGTTGATTTATGGGCAATGACTCAAAAAGTTGAAATGCCCCTATATCAAATGGCTTCGTTTGGTGGAAAGAATACAATTCTTGTGGACAACGCTAGAGGCGAGTACAAATGGCAAACTCCAGTAGCTCAAGATCTACCATTTATAGTGGCGGATATTGAGTCTTCAAACTCAACTAAAGGTGTTGATGGAACCACCTTTAAAGTTAAATTATCTAAACGTGCATTTGGACATGGTGATATTATCACTTATGACAAATATAACGGTGTAGAACTTTACATCACAGCAGATGATATTATCCCTGCAGGTGATGGTTTCATCTATACAGTACAATTAGTCAACAATAATAGCGCTGCTATCTTAGACAACAAATACTTAGCTTCTGGAACTAAATTCTTTAGAAAAGGTTCTGCAAGAGGAGAGTATGGTGAAAGATTCAGTGATATTGAAGCTGGCTCAGGGTTCAGAGAATTCTACAACTTTGTAGGAGGAGCTGAAGCTCACGTACACTATTCAATTTCTTCTAGAGCTGATCTTATGATCAAAGGAGGATTGAATGCAGACGGAACAGTTCCTGTAACTGAAATTTGGAGAAATTTTGGTGCAGGTGATAATATGTCAGTAAGCTCTATTGAAGAGCTAGTAGCAAGCATGGGTAAATCAGGTGCTAGAGATGCATTTGAAAGCGGTCAATTGACTAGATCTTTCATTACAAATCTAGAAGCTGCACACTTAAGCAAAGTTGCTAATGACATTGAAACTTACCTAATGTGGGGTAAAGGTGGTAGAATTAGACAAGATGGTCCAGATGATATTAGATTATCAGTTGGTCTATGGTCTCAGTTAGATAACTCATTTAAAAGAGTTTATAACAAGTCTGCCTTCACTCTTGATATGTTCAAGTCTGAATTATATAACTTCTATCAAGGTAAAGTTGAATTCAAAGGTCCAGATCCACAAAGATCACTTGTTGTACAAACAGGTATTGGTGGAATGCAGTTGATCAACAAAGCTATTGCTGATGAAGTATATGGTTCTGGTTTAGTACAAAATGCTTCTGATATTGGAGCAGTTAAAGGTTCTGGAATGGATCTAGATTTTGGTTTTGCTTACACAAGCTTTACTATTCCATTCTTAGCTAACGTTAAATTTGTATTGAATCCAGCATTTGATAACTTACATACTAATGATGTTGAGAACCCATTAATTGACGGACGTCCATTAAGTTCTTACAGCTTCATTATTTTTGATGTAACAGAGAACGGAAATGATAACATTCACTTATTGAAGTTATCTTGGGATAATCAACTTAAGTGGTTCTACCAAAATGGTACTATGGACTACATGGGAAGAAACCAAGGTTTTGCTTCAACTGGTAACTTTAATGGTTATAGAGTTATGATGACTCAAACCATGCCGGCTATCTGGGTGAAAGATCCAAGTAAAGTTCTAAAAATTGTAATGAGAAATCCAATTACAGGAGGATCATTCTAATATTAATTAATTAAAAGGGAGGAGATTTAACCCTCCTCCTTTTTTATGTTTAACCTGTAAAAAAGATTATATCATGGCAGTAAATAAAGTAAAGCAAGTAGTAGATGATTCTGTCTTAGGTAAAGCACCAAGAGCTGAACATGGTTTAGCAAGATATGCACATGTTAATGAAGTTATAGCAGAAGTCAACAAAGTTGTTGGCCCTATAGCTAAAGTTAGTAATGCTGCACTTCTAGCAAGGAATCATGCAAACAATGCCGCAGCTAAAACTGCAGGTCTAGTAAATGGTGATATTTATCATACGTCAGGAGCAGTAAAAATAGTTACAGCGTAACTCAAAACACTTGTGCTGGGCTTAGGCTCAGCATTAGATATTTTTAAGAATGTACATAATTATGTACTTTTGAGTTGAATATTAATTTTAAAAACCAATAAAAATGAGTGATTATACAATAGTAGAAAAGTATCAGCAAACTAAGCAGAATAGCAGTATTGCTGTACGCCCATACTTTAATCCTGGCAAAAGCAACATGGGATTAGAAAATTATGGAATGGCCTTACATGATGGTGTTTATCATGAAGAAAGCTTAGCATGTTTAGAAATAAACGGTGTTAAGAGATATGTAACCGGTCTTAATGAGTTTGCACCAGAAGTTAAAAAACTGGCTGTAGCTGAGAGAGAGCAAAAGATAAAAGAAATTAGAAGCATTGTTTCTCAATTAGAAAAGGATTTAGCAGCTAATGTTGTAGATCCTGAAGACAAAGAATTTTGGAACAAGCTTACTTTATTAAAACCAGACAATGATAAGTTTTGGTCAAGAATAAGTATAAAGTGTGGTAATGATCCTGTATTTCTAGATCCTTACAATGATCCTTATGATTTAATAAAGCTTTATGCTATTAAGGCAGGTGGGTTTTCTATTGTAGCAAAATCTCTAAAGCATGCAAAGACATCAGGTGATGCACCTAAGTTTTACTTAGATACTGTAGAAGAAACTGTTTCAACTAGAACTGAATTTAGTAAACTAAGAAATAGGGCTATTGTAGAATTACAAAAGCTATATGATAAAAATCCAACAAAATTAAGATACGTAGCAAAGGTAGTAGATGTAGAAAGTACTCAATATACAAGTGGCATTTCAAATGATGTTGTATATGAGAACATGGATATGTATATAAATGGTGAAGGCTCTGAGTCTAATAAGAAAAGAGCAACACAAACATTTGTAGATGCAGCTAGGTCAAAAATGGAAGATCTTAAAATTAGAGCACTAGTTAAAGATTGTCTATATTATAAATTTATAACTACTAAAGCTAACGGATGGATAGAGACTTTAGATAGTAGTGTTAAATTAGGAAAAAGACCTGATGAATGTGTTGCATTTTTAAAGAATCCAGAAAATGAAGAAGCACTTACTAGCTTACTAGAAAAGGTTGAACCATATTGGAACGCTTAAAAAATTAAAATATGACTAATGATCTCATACAAATTAAACTTAGACAGAGACTTAACAAACTGTCTAGTAATGACTTTGATAACCTAGAATGTTGGCAAATAATTGAAGCTTTTAATAAAGCTGCATTACAATGGGTAAGAAGACAACTTCATGGTATGAACCAATTTAAAGAAGGTGATGAAGGTTCTCAAAGACGTATAGATGATCTTAGTGTACTTTTAACAGAAACAAATCTATCAGGCTCAGAAAATAAAGATTATTTTGAAGCCAATGGATTACCAGATAACTATTTAGAATATAAAAGGCTCAGTACAAAAGCAAAATCAGAATGCTGTAAGGAGCCTTATTCTATGACAGTTTATCTAGTAGAAGAAGCAAATATTGATTTAATATTAAGAGATCCGTTAAAGAAACCGGATTTTGATTGGGCAGAAACTATAGCAACATTTATAAATAATACAGTTAGAATATATAGAGGAAGTGATTTTTCTATTGTCAGACCAACACTAACATATTATAGAAAACCAATAACTATACAAATTCCTGGATGTATAAATCCACAAGATGGGACTACTACTACAACTGATGTTGAAAGTGAGTTCAGAGATGATATTGTAGAGTTAATTATAGATGAAGCTGCAGCACTCATTGCTGGTGACATAGAGAACGTCATACAGATGCAAAGAGGCATGCAATCTGCTGAACGATCTAATTAACATTAGTTTGTTATTAGAGAAATATTTTGTATATTATTTATATACCTAAAAAGGTATAGATTTATTTATTAATTTTATTTATAAACTTTAAAAACAATTTATTATGGCTTATTTTAATCACGCTTTTGTAAAAAGCTTTGTTGTTGCAGAAGTTGATGCAACCGCTAATACAGCGACTTCAGCTTTAGCAGCAGGAACAATGGGTTTAGTAGATAGTAGTGACTGGCAAACTATTGCAACTGCAAATGGTACGCTAGGTAACAACGGTCTATTATATCTAGTTCAAGGAAATTATCAGACAGCAGACTCTATAGGTAACAATCCAGGACATGGAGGTTACTCTGAATCTGTAAAGTCTAAAGGTATCAATCCAAAGTATATTAACGCTCTTTGGAAAGGTGCATGTGTCAACCCAGTTAAAGCTACGGCTACAGTTGGAATTGGCAAAAATTGTGCTCCATGTGGAGAAACACAATATGTAAGAGTAGATATCAAAGGATCACCTGCTCTAAGATTCTTAAATAAAAACGTATACGCTATTGGAGACAGTGGTTCAGTATGTTGTGCAGATGGTCAGACTTACGTTGACCCAGCTGTAGCTCTTGCTACAATTGGAAAAATGTTATTAGCTGATCCAGTTGTAAAACCTTTTATTCAAGAAGCTACAGGTGGTGGTATAGTAATAACAACAGCTGGTTCTGCAGCTACCAAAACAATTGCTCAAACTTTAGGTGAAGCAGGTTCTGGTAATTATACTGCAAGTACAGACCCAGTGGGAGACCAAGTAAGTGCTACTTTAAAAGTAGAAGCTGCTTATAGTGATACTGTATTTGGTAACTGTTCATTTGATACTAGAGACTTTTATGGAAAAGAGCCTTTATCAGTTGAATTGTCATTTGTTGACATGAAAGGTGATCCATGTGACTCATGTGGAACATCTTCTAAAACACCTGGTAAAATGCAGCAAACAGTTGGAGAAACAGTACTTAGAAAAGTATTGTTATCTGAAGCTTATGCACAAAATCCATTTAGTCAAGGTGCAATTGATAGCGCAAGAATTAGAGAGATTGAAGGATCAGATAAGATTTTAGCAGCTGTAGATAGATCAGCTTTATACAGATCTTATTATATTCAACACAGTGTTCCAAGATTTAATAATCCTACAGGAACTTTTGATAATGATCAATATCTATATGAAATTTTTGTTAAGTGTACAGATTCAGATCTAATTAGTAAAATGGATGCTCTTCTAACAAGAGTTGAAGCTTTAGCTAATGGAGTGAATAACATGGTTAAGATTGAAACACCAGATGCTTAATATATAATTTAAGTAGATTTTATATTATTTTAAGAAAGGCAGGACCTAAAAGTCCTGTCTTTTTTATTTTATATTGTATGATTAATTTTGTATATTATTGTTGTAGTGTAGTTATTCCGGACTAAATACATATATATAATGGCAGAAAAACATATTTTAAGCTTAGAAGTACCTACAGTTAGCAATTGTGAAGTCTTATGTGTCAAAGACACAAGTCAATACACTAAAAAATTAAACGTAGATTGTAGTGAATTATTAATTACAATGCCTGGGTTCACTGCTCCCGTATTGATAAAGGTTGATCATGAATTTGATCTTTGTCTAAATGCATGTGTCCTAGCACTTCAAAAAACTGATTGCGGTACAAAGCGTATGAAATTACCTGATGGCGTTTATGTTGTCAGATACAGTGTTGCTCCCAATGATAAAGTATATGTAGAATATAATCATTTAAGAGTAACAAATCTTCTTACTAATTATTATAATAAATTATGTGACATAGATGTCAAACCTTGTGAGCCTAGCAGTGAAAGGGAAGACTTACTTAAACAAATGAATTATATTAAAACTCTAATTGATGCTGCAGTAGCAGAAGTAGAGTATTGCACCAATCCTAAAAAAGGAATGGAATTATATAACTATGCAGAAAAATTATTAAGTAAAATAATATGTTAGAAAAATGAATTGTAAAAATTGCAATAAACCAATATCGTGTGGTTGTCAAAAAGCAATAGCAAAAGATGGCAGCACGGTTTGCAAGATGTGTTTAACTGAATATAATAATAAAACTCAAAAATAATAATGTACTCAGAAGTTGAAGTCATAGAAAAACATCAAAAGTTTGCTGAACAAGCATATAAAAATTTTATGTCAAAAAGATATGGCATAAGTTCTTGTGGTTTAACAAATCTAGAATCAACTATAATTAAAAAAGAGATATGTGATTGGAATAGTAAATGGAGAGCACAAGAAGCTTATCCTACAAATGAAGATGGTAAATTTATTGCACCATTTGAAGTTATGTCAGTTAAAGATGAACCTTGCACAGATCCACTACCTACAGAAACCAACTGTGTAGTTAATTTACAAACGATAGTAAATGCAGCTAATGATGCAGATACATATGTTCACCACCAAAGTGCAGCTGCTAGTACATGGGTTATAGTCCACGGCTTAGGAAAATTCCCATCTGTTACAGTAGTAGACTCAGGTAATACTGTAGTTGTTGGTAATGTATCATATGATAGTCCTAATCAAGTGTCAATTACATTTGAAGCATCATTTAGTGGTAAAGCTTATCTAAATTAAAATTAAACAGTTATGGCAATAAAACATTTATCAAGTATAAGCTTAGAACAAAACGAGTTACAGAATGCAGTAATTCATTCTTTAGGTACTGCACCTACAAGTCCTGTTCAAGGACAAGTATATTATAATTCTGGTGCATCTAAGACTGTATTTGTATATACAAAAGCATCTGGTGCATATGATGCAGCTTATTGGAAAGCGTTAGCTCCTGGTGATATTACAAGTATTACTACTGCTACAGCAAATCAATTACAAATTACAAATGGTTCAGAAGGTGATACTGTATTAGATATAATCACTGCTGCCGTAGCAAATAATGGTACAGCTTTAGCAACAGGTGATCAAATACATGATTTTGTTACTGCAGGTACACTTACACTTACTAACAAAACTATAGATGCAGATAATAATACTATTTCTAATTTAGAAGTAGACAATTTTAAAGCAGCTGCTATAATTATTGAGTCAGAAGGTATTAGTAGTAATGATAATGATACTACTATACCAACCTCAGCAGCAGTAAAAGATTATGTTGATGCACAAGTTGGTACACAAGAAGAAGTAGAAGATGTTGTTGGTGGAATGTTAGACGGTGATGAAACTTTTATTACAGTTACATATGATGATGCAGATGGCAATATAGATTTCACTGTACCTGTTAAAGATGAAGACAATATGGCTTCTGATTCTGCAACTCATTTAGCTACTCAACAATCTATCAAAGCTTATGTTGATAGTCAAGTAACTGCACAAGATTTAGATTTAACATCAGATAATGGTACAATTGCAATTGATTTAGATAGTGAGACTTTAACAATTCAGGGTACTTCTAACGAGATTGAAACAAGTGCAAGTGGTAATGTTTTAACAGTAGGATTACCAAATGATGTAACAATTGCAAGTCAGTTAGTTGTTGGATCTGCTTCTAGTACTGATACTCCAACAATAAAAGCTATTTCTGCTTCTACATCAGCAAATATTTTATTAGAAGGTAAAGATACATCAAGTGCTTCTGCTCCTGATTTAGTTCTTTATAGAAACGCAGGGGCTCCTGCAGATAATGATACATTAGGTGTTGTTGAATTTAGAGGTAGAAATGCTATTGGTGGTGGTGGAGCAGATACAGCTGATATAAGTTATGCTGGTATTTATGCTAGAGTAACAGATGCAAGTGACCAAGAATCAGTATTATCAATTGCTACAAATAAAGGTAATGGTAGTGGTGCATTTGGTACCGCTGTAAATATAATGTCTATTGGTGCTAACAACTCAATGAGTGGTGCCGTAGTAATTAATCCTGCATCTGATCTTTCAATACCTACACATAACTTAGATGTTAATGGTACTGCAAATATTAGTGGAAATACAGAACTGGGAGGAAATTTAACGGTAACAGGAAACTTAACTGTATCAGGAACTACAACTACTGTAGACACAACTAATCTTAAAGTATCAGATGCTCTTATAGTTTTACAAGATGGTCTTACTGCTGGGAATACTAATGATATAGGAATTATATTTGAAAGAGGTTCTACAGGTAATAATGCTGTATTTATATGGGATGAAAGTGAAGATAAGTTTAGTTTAGGTACTACAACTGCAACTGGTGATAGTACAGGAGCATTATCTGTTACAAAAGGTTCTTTAATTGCAGACCTTACAGGTAATGCAGATACAGCTACCAAATGGGCTACTGCAAGAACAGTAACATTTACTAATGATGTAACTGGTAGTTTCTCAATTGATGGAAGTGGAAATGTAAGCAGCTCTTTATCATTAGCTGGTACATTTGATAACTATGTAGGTTGGAATTTAAAAGTAAATGGAAGCAATACTACAGGTGGTGCATCAGTAGCATCTGGAGAAACAGTTGATTTTACAAATACAACAGGAAACGGTGGTATTACCGTAAGTAATCCTGGAACTAATGAAGTACAGTTTACTGCACTTGGTGCTACTACTACTAGAGCTGGTGGTATAGAAATAGCAACACAAGCTGAGACAGAAACTGGTACAGATAATACTAGAGCAGTTACACCTAAAACTTTAAAGGATGGTATTTTATCTAAAAGATTCTTTAAAGCTACAGTAGGTAATGGCTCTCTTACAACTATTACGGTAACGCATAACTTTGGAACTAAGTTTGTTATAGTACAATGTGCTGATAACGGTACAAATGGAACTGATCCAGGTGAAACAGTATTAGTAGATACAGAAAGAGATACTAATAATACAGTAAAATTATATTTTGCTTCTGCACCTGCGGCTAATTCTATTGATGTCATGATTGTTAATTGTAATATATAATTGTACATTTGTTTAACATAAAAGAATTGTAGGTATGAGTTTAAAGTCCTTATCACCAATAAAAGTAGGACAATACACGCTGCCAACTTCTGATGGAACTAATGGACAAGTCTTAACAACGGACGGAAGTGGTAATGTAACATTTACAACTGTTACAGTACCAAATGACAAATACCTTAGTGGACTTTCCTTTGATACAGCTACAGGAGTTTTAACAGCAACGGTTGCTAATGGATCTAATGTAACACAAGATCTAGATGGGAGATATCTAGAACTTGGTGGTGGCACTATGACTGGTAATCTAGTTATAACTCACGCTAATACTCCTCAATTTGAAATAATAGATACAACTAATGATGTAGATTTTAGAATTAAATCAGCTAACTCATATGTGTACTTAGAAGCTGACAGAGATGATGATGCTGCTAGTACTAGAATACTTATAAAAGTAGATGATAATTTAATTCATGAATACTTACCAGCAGGCCAAATAGCACATGTAGATGGCACATATACCATAAGAAGAGACCATGCTACAGGTCAAGTAAGTTTAGATCTTTCAACAAGAAAAGACCATACTGGTAGTGGTAATTTTGCAGCTGGTGATGATATTGGTAGATTAAATTTTAAAGCAAGAGATAGTGTTGTTACAAGTGATACTACAGTAGGTAGTATAATAACAGAAGCAGATAATACGTTTACAGCTACAGATAAGAAAACAAGAATGAAGATGCAGGTTTCTACCGGGTCTGGTGTAGAAAACGTTTTGTATTTAGATTCTGACAAAAGCGCTACTTTTTATGGAAACATTACAACAAGTGCTGATTATCAAGTTGGGGGTACAACTGTAATAAATTCTGGAAGACATGCTGCGTTTGTCAATTTAACAACTACAGGTGATAATCAGTTAGGTAATGCTACTACTGATGGTACAACTGTTGCAGGTACTTTAAGCGTAGGTGCTAATTCAACGTTTGCAGGTGATATCTTAGTGAATACTGCAACAGGGGGTAGATATATTCAAATTGATCATAGTGATGATAGTTTAAAATTTGCTGATGGTAATGTTGCTAAATTTGGAACTGGTAATGATTTAAGAATACAACATACAGGATCAGAAAGCCAAATATTTAACAGTACTGGTCAATTAGATGTAAGAACATCAACACAATTATTAGTTACCTCTTCAGGTGGTGAAAACATGATTAGAGCGGTTAATAACGCTGGAGTGTTTTTATATTATGATAACTCAGTTAAATTTGAAACTTATGCTGCTGGTGCTGGTGTAACCGGAAACTTATATTTAACATCTGGTAACCATATTCAATTTGATAACGGTGTAAGTAATGACTATTCTGTAAGAAAAACCAGTACAAAACTACAATTCAAAACAGGTGGTACTTATGAATTTTTATCTGGTAATACTACTTTTGCAGGTCATATAATACCTGCAGCAGATAATACCTATGATTTAGGTACTACAAATTCTTTAGATTTTAGAAGTCTATATATAAGAGATATTGATATATATAATCAAAGGTTTAGAATGAGCTCTTCTGGTACTATTGCAATGCTTGAAGACCACAGTTCAGTAGGAGATGGTTTTAAATTCAACCACTTAGGAACAGAAATATTAAGACTTGGTAATGGGTCTAGTACAACAGCAACTTTTGCAGGTGCCATTAGAACAATTTTAGATATTGGTAGAGATGACCATAATAGAATAATGTTTTCTACTGATGATAGCCTTATATTTAGAGTAGCAGATAGTCATAGGTTTAGAATGGACAGTGATAATTTTAGTCCTTATGTAGATAGCTCTTATGATTTAGGTACATCAAGTAAATATTTTAGAGCAGCTTATATAGACACTATAAATACAACAGGTGATTTAACTGTTGGC